CCGAAGTCGGGGATGGGGCGGGGGTGGCCGCAGGGGATGGGGTCTGGGAGATGGGAGATGGGGCGGGGGCGGAGTCAACGGCGGCTTTGCCTGCTTGGGTCGAAGCCACTTCCCCGACATACTTAGTGCCGGGAAGAATCTTGAAGGCTCCCTTCACCTCGTTGCCCACTTTGTCTTCGGCCTCAAACTCGGTGCGGGCCTCGACGGTTGTGGTCAGGTTGTTGTTGTTTCTGTCCTGGTAGCGAACCTCCCAGAGCCGCAGGGGCTTGCCTTGGGCGGCTTGCATTTGCTCTACCCATTGGCGGTCGTCCTTGCTCACGCCGGACTCAGAGTAGCCTTTGGGCGGCTTGGTAGAAGTCTCCAACCGCTTCGCCTTCTTGAGCAACTCGGCTAGGTTCTCCTTGGTGTTCCAAACCGTGAACGTGCCGTCGCCGGGAATCTCAATGGTGACTTTGCGAAGGCCGGACTTCTCAACAGCGGCTTCCCAAGCCCTTCGGTTTTGTTCAACGTGCTCGGCGTGCAACTTCCGGCCTCGCTCGCCACCATACATGGCATCCGAACCTCTCGGCACGTATGGCCCCTTTCCCAAGGCAGTAGCCTGCTCGCGTGTCATTGGTTGCGCCTGCGCCACGGCCTTCTCCAGCTCGGCGATGAGTTTTGCCTTGGCGTCTTTTGCGTCTGCTCCGCCTTTGGCAGACTTGGCGACGGGTTTGCTGATAAAGCGGAGGTTGTCCATGCCGCCTTGCATGGCGGGCGCGGCCTCCGCTGGCGGCGCAGGCTGCTCCCCCGGCTCTGCTGGGCGAACCTCGGCGGGTTTGGTTTGGGGAGCCGAAGTCGGGGATGGGGCGGGGGTGGCCGCAGGGGATGGGGTCTGGGAGATGGGAGATGGGGTGGGAGCTTTGGACACCAGCGCACCAGTCGAGTCCATCGTGCCAGCGGCAATCTCCCGCAAGTCTCTGACCGTGTGCTCGATGGTTTGATACACCGACTCGTCCCACCGTTTCCAGTTAATGTCCCGAGGGCGGCGGGCATTGTGCTGATTGATGGCTTCCTTGGATTTGGCCTTGGCAATCGCTTCCGCCTCTTCGAGTGACTTCCCAGCACGGAGCGCGTCGCGTAGGTCATACATCGCACCCTCACGCCAGCGGTAGTCAATGTTGCCGGAGCCGGCCGCAAGCCCGCGGCCGCCTTCCGTCTCCGAGGCAACGCCCGAAGCTCTCTGGGCCATTCGGGACAAGTAAAGTTCAGCGTCTTTGGAGAACGTGTAGGCGGCGGGAGCGGGTTGCGCTGGAGCCGCAGGGGATGGGGCGGGGGCGGCCGCAGAAGATGGGGTCTGGGAGATGGGAGATGGGGTGGGGGCGGCGGTTGGCGGCACGTAGAGGTCGCCTTCGCGGGTCCAGCCTGCGGGGAGCTTGATGCGGTAGGCGTCAACGGCTGCGGTGGAGACGGGCAATTCGTTAATCACCGCCTCTTCGATAGCGTTTCGATGCAGGGAAAGCTCCTGCCTTCCACTGACCAAACCTTGGGCCAAGGCATACCGCATTGCCGCGCCTCGTAGTTGTCTTTGTTCTGTCTCCGACTTGGTTCCAAAATCATTTAACCACTCCTCCGGCGTCATCTGCTCCACCGGCTTTGGGGTCGGGGTGGGTGCGGGCGCGGGTTCGGGCGTGGTCCAGCGGTCGGAGGTTCTTGGCATCTCGCCGCCGAGGCCGTAGTCCAGTTCGGTCGGGGCGGGTTCGACGGCGGGCTGAACCGGAGTTTGCTTGGGCGTCTGTTGGCGAGTGGCGAGCCACCGCGTGTAATCTTCTTGCAGTTTCCTCTGTTCTGCCTCCGGTAGTTTTCGCGCTTGCTCGATCGTAATTCCGCGCTCAGCAAGAAATTCATTCTGAGTGGCTCTCGCTTCATCTATCGCCCTCAAAATATCGGCACCTAGACCGGTCCCGTGGCCGTTCACATCGCCCTCGGGCGCTGGCGCGGGTGCGGGGGTGAACTCCTCGACGGTCAGGTCGGTGACGGGGCCTTTGGTGGCGAGGATGGCGTTGATGGTGTCCAAGGGCGTGCCGGCGGGGAACTCGATCTCCGTGGGGCGACCCGAGGCGTCGGTGAAGCGGACGGTGCGGGCGGGCTCGGGAGGAGGGGTGAAGGTGGGAGCGTCTTGGGTCTGGGGTCTAGGGGCCGGGGTCGGGGGGATGGGTTCTTGGGTCGTGGTTGTTGGTTCTTGGGTCGGGGGGCGGTTGGCGAGGTCGCTCACGCCTTTAACGGCGGTCACGGGGCCGGCGACGAGGGCTCCGGCGAGGGCGGCTTCGGTGGCTTCCTCGATGGCTTGGGCCATGGTCATGTCGGGCCGGTAACTCATCCGCGCCACGGCCGCCTGGCCGACTTGGTCCCAGAACTCCTCGGCGCCTTCGTGCACGCTCTCGCGCGCGACCGACCGCGCCAACTGCTTGAACGTGCCCGTGCGGACCGCGTTCTGAAGCCCCTCGATGCCGGTCGCGCCAAAGCCGCGCGTGATCAGCCCGGTCACGACACCGCTCGCCAAGGCAGGGGCGAACGCCTTCACGCGGGCTTGCTCGCGGGTCAAGTTGGGCGCGGCCTTGAGATAGGCTTGCTCGGCCTCGTCGGACGTGCTAACGAAACTCTGGGCCGCCGCGGCCAAGGCGCTTGCGGGCAAGCCGACCGGGGCGACGGCAAGGCTGGGCAGCATCGAAGTCGCGCCCGCGGCGACGGTCCGGGCGAGTTCGGGCCCTTGCACCTCGCGGCCGAGTTCCTCCCACTCTTGGGCCTTGGCCTGGGCGATGTCGGCCGCGCCTTGGAAATGGCGCGAGACGGCGCGGGCGGTGTCGGGCGCGAGCCTGGAGAGCAAGCCACTCGGAGTTAACACGTTGAAGGGGTAGTCCGGGTTGGTGCCGAGTTCGAGCAGGCGGTTGCCTTGCTGGCCGAGTTGCGCGAAGCCTTTGGCGAGTCCGATGCCGGATTGCGACCAGAAGCCGCCTTGCTGAAGCGGTTCGGGCGCGAGCGGCTCGGGCAGCTTGCTCGGGGGATACTGGCGGTCGAGCGCGGCGCCCTCGGCGCGGGCTTGGGCCACCTCGACGGCGAGGCGGTCGCGCGCGAGCGCCCGGGGGTCGGGTTGCGGCTCGGGCTCAGGCGCGGGCGCGGGCGCGGGCTGGCCGAACTTGCGCCGGAGCACGCCGAGGATGTCCTCGCGCGACATGGAATCGGGAAACTCCACGTCGCCGACACCCCGCACTTGCACGGTGATGGGCATTAACGCACCTCTTCGAGATCGTTGGTCTGGGGGTTGAACCTGAACTTCTTGGCGCCCGTCTGAGCGGGGGCGGTCGGGGCCGGAGCGCGGAAGCTGTCGCGCTCCTTCTCGAGCTTCTTGCGATGAGCGCTTGCGGCGTCGAAGGCTTGGCGGAGCGAGTCGTCGGACGGACGGGCGCGATACTTGGCGAGGGCCTCGCTCTCGGCGGCGAGGGCCTTGTAGTAAGCGCTTTCGAGCGCGGCGGGCGGCTTGGGGGCGGGCTCGGTCTTGGGCTCGGGTTTCTTGATGTATTGCACGCCACCGCGGGATGTCCGCACTGTGAAGTAGCCTGGGATCTCAGGGCCTTGGTCGGGGTCCGCACCTTGCTCCCAGCCGGCGGGGAGAATCTGCCTGCCGCGAACGACGAAGGCCGCGCCGGTGATTGGATGGGTGAAGGTGCCGGTGGTGAGGTCTCCATTGCTGTCGTCGAGCAACATGCGGCTCAGGTCGGCGGGGTTCACGCCTCGGGCGGCGTCGGGGTTGTCTTGCAAGGCGGCGGCGTAGGCTTCGAGCGGTTGCATGGAGCGGAGCGGGGCCGACCCGGTGCCGGGTTGATACCCTGCGGCGTAGCGGGCGAGGGATTGGGCGAAGCCGGGCATGGCGGCTTGGCTCGCGGCGATGCGAGCCTCGCGCTCGGATTCGAGCAGGTGACGGCTCATGTCGAGGTTCGCCCGGCGCTCGGCGTCTAGCCGGATGCTCTGGGCTTCCTTGCCGCGGACGAGGCCCTTGAGCGAGTCGAGGTTCAGGGGCGTGGAGACGTCCTTGGAGACGCCGTGGGCGACCTCGGCGTATTCCTGAAGGGCCTTGAACTCGCGTGCGCGGTCGCGCTCGGCTTCCTGCCGCTTGGCAATGGCGTCAAAGGCCGCGCTCAAGCCGCGCGGACCGCTGGTCGTGTCGTAGTCAGGCATGGTCGTGCGGGGCTGAAGGGTTCACGGCTGCTTAATACTCGAATTCACCGGCGAAGCTCGAGGGCGTGGGTCTGGTATCGGCTCATGGGAGTCCTCCGATGCCGCCGCCTTTGGGCGACGTGAACCACGACAGCCCATTGTCGAACGTGCCGCCGCGCCCTTGGTTGCCGAAGAGCGAGCCCCAGTCCACGGTGGTCGCGCCTCTCATCAGCGATCCGAGATAACCCTGTTGCGTATTGTGGCCGGCGATGTTGGCCGCGTTCTGGGCCGAATACCCGGCAAGCCCGCTCTGGTAAGCCGCGGGGTTGACGCCGGGGCTGACCATCGAGGATTCCGGCAGGAGGTAACTCTGGGGCGGGGCGGTGCGTCCGCTGGACCGGCCGAGCACCTGGATGAATGGGTCGCCATAGATGGCCGCGCGCTGGCTGGCCACGCTTGAGGCGAACTGCTGGCGCTCGCGCCGGCGACGTTCGGCCTCGGATCCAAGCTGCATGGCCTCGGTGAACACGTCGGTGGTGCCGTAACCCAGCCCGCGGTCGGCTTGCCCGGCGCGGACGGCTTGCTGCACCTCGCGCGTGAGCGACGGGCCGAGCGCATAGCCGAGGTCGAGGTCGCCCTGGGCATCGGCGGCAAGGCGGTCGAGGATGGCTGTGGAGGCGGGGTCGTAAGCGCGGAGCGCGGCGAAAGCCTGCGGGCCGAGCTCGCGCACGTCTTTAAGCGACTGGTCGCGGGCGACACGTTCGAGCGCCGAGATGCGGGGCTGGGCGCGCTCGGCGAGGTCGAGCAGACCGGGCGCGGCGGCGACGTTCTCGGTGTAGGTTTCCTCGACGGGTTCGGTAACCAACTGGCGCTCGTAACGATACCGCAACGGGGTCCCAAAATGAATTTGGTCGACCTGCGATTGCGGATCCAAGACGGGCACGAACTTTTCGACCTGGCGCTGCACGGTGCGGGTGCGCTGCTGGGACGAGGCGGGGCGGCCGAAGAAGCGGTCCCAGTCGATGCGGGACCGCAGCGCGGCGATCTCGGGGTCGAACTGCTCGCGGAGCGAGACCTTTTGAGGCAGGAACTCGAGCTCGGCGGCCATGGCGTCGCGGGTCATGGCGCCGAAGTTGGGCGGCGCGGGCATGTCGGGGTTGAAGGCGCCGGCGGCCCCGGCGATGCCGACGCCTGCGGATGTGACAGCGGCGAGGGTGGCGATGGTTTCAAGGCCCATAAGCGATTCCTTTCACAAAGCAGTTTTCAACCAGACGAAAGCCTTGGCGGCCAAGCAGCCGGGCGCTCGGACATTCTGGCGGGACACTGACGTGCAACGTCCGCGCGCCGAGATGAACCGCGGCTTTCTGCATTACGCCGAGCAATCGCAGTTGGATTTTGGCCCGTGTGGCGGGAGAAAGTTTGGGGTGGCTGTGCCAGACAATTTCCACGGCCTTGACATGGGACACGTCGGTGAGGCTGGCGACCAAGGCGACGGCGACAAGGCCGACCAGTTGGTTATTCTGCCACGCGCCCCAGGCGTAAAAGACATTCTGCGCGCTGGCCTGTTGCAACCGCGCCCGCACCGTGACGGGATTGAACGACTCGCCCCGGCGACCGAAGTCCATTTCGTCCCAGCACGCCTTGAGCAACGTCACCGCATTGTCCACGTCGGCCGGGGCCAGTGCTTTGATTTTGACGGTCGGGTTCATTCGATCAGCCTCGCCCGGCAGCCGCCGCAGACCCACTGGCCGAACGGGAGCAGCTTGCCGCAACCCATGCAGCTCTCCGTCGCCTCGGGGCGCGGTCTCGGGTCGGACCTGCGAATCACAGGCCGGCGCTTCTTGCGCGAGCGGTTCATAGGGCATCGGGTTCAAAGGGTGTAAGTTCGGACCGTCATGCGGAAGGTGTTGGCGGTCGCGGTGGGCAGGAAGGAGATGGCTTTGGGGTCGCTCATATTACCAGCCACGGTAGGCGTAGCAGCGGAGTTTCCAGTCAGCGGCAGCAATCAGGTCCAAGGCAGGTGTGGCATTCAAAACGTAGGGGGCATAAGTGCCAAACATATAGCGCAGCGTGCAGGTGGTGGCGTTGGAGGAAGCCTCCGAAAACACCCCATTGGCGTTGTGACTTTGGGGCAGCAGCACCTCATCATTCTGCGCGTAGCCGTCGCTGCCCGTTTGATTTACAAGCGTCCAGCGGAATATGTCAGGCTTGAGACCGAGCTTGTGGGTCTCACTCTTGGAGCTGTTGGCGAGGGTGAAGGACTGGTCGGCGCTGCTCTTGAACTGGCCCCGGAACATGTAGCTGGTTATGCTGGTGATGGCACCGCCAGACACGACCGATTCACCCACGAAGACGCGCTGTTTAGTGGTTGCCGTCGCTCCGTCGCCAAGATACATTTGCATCTCATTGATAAGGAACGTGTGTGCGCCGCTGGCAATGCTGGCCGCGTCGTCGTTTACGTAGGTGGGCCGGGTGGTGGTGTAGCCGTAGGTCAGGGCGGCGGTCGATGCATCGCGGTCAACAAACAGGTAATACGTATTGTCTGACGCAGGCAACGTCCACGCGCTGCTGGTGTTGGCGGTGTAACGGGCGATGTAGTCCACCGCACCATTGGCATCATGCCCGGCGGCAAAGGCGACCACGAGCGGGCTGGTGGAGGTGGCCAACAAGCTGATGTTCTGACCGGAGTAGCTTAGAATGACTGGATGTCCATTGGTGTCCACCGGGCCGGTGAGCGCGGTCTGCCGCACGGACACGGTGGCGCGCGCGCTTGATGGGGTGACGGGGCTGAGAAGTTGAAAGTTGGTGCCGTCGAACGTCACGCAAACCCATTGACCGGCCTTGATGTCGCCGTTGTCGAGGGTGCCGTTGTAACTCTTGACAATGGTGGGAGGGCTGGCGAGGCCGGAGACTTGCAGCGTGGCCGCGCCCGTGTTGACGGTGTTGGCCTTGAAGATGACGGGCACGCCGGTCAGGTCCGCGTAGGCGCGGACGGCGGGCGTGGGCGTGATGGCATAAGAGTCCGTGCTGCCGGAATCCGCGCCGAAGACCACGGCGCCATTGCCGGAAGGCTGGACCATCTGGAACTGTGTGCCGTCATAGCGCACCCAGACGAGCTGGCCGGTGCGGATGTCGCCGGCCGAGAGGGCGTTTGCGCCTTGCTTCGTGAGCGCCTTGGTGCCGGCGATGCCGGAGACGGCCACGGTCACGGCGGCGGTGTTCGTGTTGGCGGCGACGTAGGCGAACTCTTGGCCGGCCACGAGGGAAGTGGGCAAGATGGTGGCGCTGGCGGCCGCGGCGAGGACATGGGCGTTGGCCGTGCCGGAGTCGGTGGCGTAGAACCACGGACCGTAAGCGCCCTTGACGGCGGTGACGGCCGAGTTGGTGATCTGCGAGGTGTCGGCGGTGCCCGAGAGCGCGAGCGTGGGCAGGCCGAGCGCGTTGAGCTTGGCGTTGGTGATCTCCTCAAGCCGCGTGAAGATCTTCCGGGCGGTGATGGTGATGCTAAGAGCCATGGTGGTTGGTTACGCGGCGAGCACGCCGGGTTTGCGACCGCTGGCGGTGGCGGCGAGCTGGATGCTGTTGACCTCGACCCGCCCGGCGGTTCCGGTGATCTTCACCTGAATCCACGCCCCGCCCTCGTTGATCGGGAAGTTCTCGGTCATCTCCTGGTGCTGGTCGAAGTTGATGCCGGCGGTGCCGAGGGTGGTGCCGGTGACGTTGTCGGGCACAACGCTGTAGTCCTGCCTGCGGGCGGTCGCCCAGTCGAGGCTGGCGTTGGTCTCGACCCAGGCGGCGGTCCCGGCGGTGTCGTAAGTCGTGCGGCTTCGGGTGCGACCGCTCACGGCGGCGAAGGACTCGTTCACGCCATCGGTCAGGGTGGTGATGCTGTAAGTGGGCGCCCAGGTCTGGAGGCTCACGAGACATTCGCGGAAACGCTTGCGGTCGGCCGGGCCGCGATAACCGCGCGTGATGAGTTCGGTCTGCACCGCTTGCTGGGTGTAACGGATGCCGGACATGCCGTAGTCCACGTAAGCCCACGAGTTGGTGCCGTAGAAGCCCGTGGTTGAGGCGGCGCCGCCATTGATGAGCACGGTGGGGTTGGCGCCGTTGGTGGCGAGGAACCTCACGCCCCAGCTCTTCTGTTGCGGGGTGGTGTTGGGCGCAAGCCAGGGGTTGCTGCCGGACTGGTTGAAGCCGGGCTGGTTGAGCCGGTCGATCCAGATGTTGTCGCGCGCGTAACCGCCCGAGACACCCCAGCGGCCGAAACCGGCGATCGGGCCGAGATTCGTGCTGAAGCCCGTGTTCACGAGGACCGTCGTGCCGCCGTTGACCTGCAAGGTGTCGTTGTTGGTCGGCGTGACTTCGTGCACGTAGACATCGGCGTAGTAAGCCGCCGGGGTCTTGTCGAGAATGTCGTCTTTGAACCCCTCCTCGTAGAGCCGGAGATAGCCGAAGCGGTCGAAGTAACCGAGGCGCAGCTTGTCCTGGTAGGTGAACGTGACCCAGCGATGGATGTTGAGGCCGTTGCGGGTGTCGGAAGTCTGGCGCTGGTCGAAGCCGCACCACGCCTGGTTCTGCGTGTCGTAAACGAGGACGGCGTTGTTGACGCCCTTGAAGAGCACTTTCTTGAGGCTGGCGGTCGAGGCGGTCTCGGCGGTGCCGTTGAGCGTCACGCTCGCGCCTTGCGCGGTGAACACGTTGTCGCCGTAGACCGTCTCGGTGCCGTTGGTCAGGCTGGTGTCGGCGCTGCTGCCCTGGGCGTAGCGATACTCGGCGCCCGAGGTGACGTTGACCGTGAGCGTGCCGCCGGCGCTGTAACTGCCGCTCACGAGTTCGGCGTCGAGCAGCTCGGCGTTGTCGAGCGGCACGGCCATGTAGAGCTTGCCGTCCCAGTAAGCGGCGACCGCGCCCGAGCCGCCGTTGCGACCGGCGGCGTAAGGCCAGTTGACGCGGTCCATGGTGCGCTCCATCGGGGCGCTCAGGATGGCTTGCGTGCTCTGGATCTGGTTCAACTCGGTGAGCTTGAGCGTCACGATCCCCTTCTCGGAAAGCCAGGCGAGGTCGTTGCCCATGCGCACGACGCTCCACGGGCTGACGCAACCGTATTCGTTCGTCACGTCGCCGAGGCGGACGGAGGAGAGGTCGCCGTAGACGTTATCGACGCGGAGGATGCTCTGGTCCTTGAACATGATGAGCGTGGTGTCGGTGAACGGGGCGATGGCCACGAGCGCGTCGTTGTTGCCCTTGTTGATCTTGAACTCGCTGAGCACGGGCGTGTAACGGGTGTAGTCGAGCAGGTCGCTCACGGCCACCTCGTCGCGGTCCTTGATGACAAGCAGCCGGTTCTTGTAGTAGAGCCCGAACGAACTGTTGGAGATGGCTTGCGTGCCCGTGCCCGAGGCGGTCTGGGCGATGGCCTTGAAGCCCTCGTCGAGCGAGGTGCAGACCAGCGGCGCTTCGTCGGCCCCGCGCAGGAGCACGAGCACGTTCATGCACTGGACGAACTGCACGCAGGTCGAGGCCGAGAGCGCGGCGGCGCCCGAGGGCAGGGTGGTGGTGAGCAGCTTGCCGTCGTTGTTCGGGCGCAGGGCGTAGATGGCGGGCGAGCCGCCGGTCGTGCCGGCCACGACGATCCATTCGAGCCCGTCGTCCGGGTTGGCGAACACGGCGGCGCAATACGTCTCGGTGAAGGTCGTCTGGCCGCCGTCGGGCATCCACTGGCAGATGGCGTCTCCAAGCCGGGGCTCGGCGCGCTTGTTGCGGAAGCGCATGTTGACCGCGCGCGCGACCATGCCGGGGCGGAGATGAGGCGCGTAAGTGCGCTCGTCCACGCCGATGAACTCGGCGTCGCCCTCGACGCCCCAGGGGGCGTCCTGCTGGCCGATGGGAGTCTGGTTCTTCACGTCTTGCGGGTGAGTTCCTGCACCTTGGCGTCGAGCGCCTGGTGGGTTTTCCAGAGCTGGGCCATCTCGGAAATCTTGGCCTTCACGTCGTCGTTCTTGGCGGCCTCGACGCCGGCGATGACGGTCTCGAGCAACTCGTTCTTGGCGGTGGCGTCCTGCAAGGCGCGGGCAGCCTTGACGGTCTTGAGGCGGGCGACCCAGCCGAGCACGCCGGACACGGCGAGCAGCGCCATGTTGACGAAAGGCGCGGTGGGCGTGGGGTTGACCGCGGTGTTGACCGTGCGGACCGTCTCGATCGCGCCGGTGAGGGCGGGGGCGACGGTGGTCACGACGTTGGTCACGTAGTTCGTGAGCGTGACGGCGGGCTGGACCTGCACGAGCACGTTGGTGACGAGGACGGGCCCGGCCGGGGTGGTGTTGGTGAGCACGACGGTGGTCGTGTTGGTCTGGGCGGGGAGGACGCGGACTTGCTCGACCACGTTGGTGGTGGTGACGAACGGGTGTTTGAGCGCGGCGAACGTGCCGCAACCCGAGCCGGACAGGGCGACGGCGATGAGCAGGACCCAGAGCGCGATGAGCACGATGAGCGCGGCGATCTCGGCGCGGTTCCAGTTCTTCCCGTTCTTGAGTTTGAAGCGGAAGGGCATGGCTGGGTTCATTTGGTCGCCGGAAGATATTTGACCAGCCAGCCGCCGACCGTGGCGAGGAGGACGATGGCCCCGGCGAGCTTCCACCGGAACTCCTTGAGTTCATCCAGCTTGCTGGTGATGCGGCCAAACTCGAGCTTGTCGTCCATCTCGTGCTTGACCTGCCATGTGAGGCTGGCGTTGAGGTTGGCGGCGTTGGTGATCTGCTGCTCGTGGATTTCCTTCACGTTGCGCTCGACGCGGCGCAAGGTGTCGGTGTTGTTGCCGATGGCGAGTTCAAACCGCGCCACCACGGCGTCCAGCGAGTCGGGGTTGATTTGGTCGCTCATGATTTGCGCCACAAAAGGCTTGTCACATACACGGTGTTTCCAGCGTCCGCAGTCTGCCATTGCCATGTCAGGTCGAGGGTCTGCGCGGCTGTGGTGTCCACCTCGAGCGTGCCGGTGTAGAAGTTGGGCGTCACCGACTCAACCCATGTCCCGCGCCAAGTGCCGTTTGTGCCCGCCGCCTCGCACATGACCTGGTTGTCCACAAAGGCAATCACAACAGCCGAAAGGTTGGCCGGCGGGGTGAAGGCTGCCGTCACAATCGTGCCTCCTGCCGTCTTCACCCGGATCGTCACCGTGCCGGGCACCGCGGTGGTGGTCAGTAAAACCACCAACCGCAGCCCCAAGGTGCCGTAAAGAGGAAGGCCGTTCGCCGGGACGATGTTTGTGCCGTAGTTCAGCGATCCGATCAGGCTGGTCTCGGTCGTCGTGTTTCCCACCGTGACTCCGCTCGTCTCGAAGCCGAACGGCACCGTGCTCTGTGGCGAAACGTCGCCGACCTGCCCGTAGCTCGATCCGTTGGCGTTGCGGTAGATGGCCGAGATCTCCGCAAGCGATAGCGGCCGCTTCCAGATGGCGAACTCGTCCACGTCACCCTCGCTTCCGGTGCCGGTGTAGTTGCCGACCCCGATGTCCTTGGGGTCCGTGGTGGTGGCAATGGCCGTGATGCCCGAGGCGGTCGACACCGCCGTGGTGTTCACGTAAAGCGTCACCTTGGCGTTGGGCTGGTCGTAGACGGCAGTCAGCAAATACCACGTGCCGAGGGTCAGGTTCGTCGTGTGGTCGTAGTTGTTGGTCCAGTCCGTGCCGGAGGTGGACACGCGAAAGCGGAAGCGCAAGTTGCCGCCCGTCGATCGCACGATGGCTTCGTAGAACGCCACGCCGCCTCCCAGGAGGCCGCCCACGCCGAAGTGCTCGCCCGAGACGATCACGTTGGGCTTGACCCACGCCTGCAAGGTCATCGAGCCGGGGCAGTTGATCTCGGTGGTGACGGCCTTGGAAAGAAAACTTTGTGTGCCCTCGCAGCGAATTGCTTTGGCGCCCACCTTGCCCGTGATGGCCGTGACGTTGCCATACTGGAAGAGGTTTCCCACAAGGCCCGTCGAGTCAACCCGCGGGTCGGCGGATTCGTCGAGCTTGTAGTAGCAAAGCAAGCCGTCGTCAGGCCCCTTGGCCATCTGCGCGTCCACATAGTTCGCGTTGGCCAAACCCGTGCCGGTGGTGGGTTCGGTGTTCGGGAGTCCGCCCAAAATGAAGCTGCTCACGGTGTGGGGTCCTTGGGGTTGTGGCCCGGCTTGTCGAGCCCCAGCTTGCGCCAGAGCCAGCCGGGAGCCTTCTTGTCGGGCTTGGGCGCGGACTTCGCTTCGGGCTTCGGCTCCGCGCCGGAGCAGAAGCCCTTGATCGCCTTGGTGCCAATGAAGGCGCTCATGCCGCGGTCGTGTAGTAGAACCTCATGCTCACATCCACCGCCGCGCTCGAGGCGACGGTGAAGGCCGTGTTGACCGCCTCCGACGTGAACCACGCACCGCCGCCGGGGATGGGGTCCTTGATGACGCCGCCGTTGGCGCCGAGGAAGTAGCGGGCCACGGTGGTGGCGTTGTCGGTGAGGGTGATGGTGGTCGCGCCCGCGACCATGATTTCGTAGGCGAAGATGCGGTGCTTCTGCGCGGCGACCGCCGCGATGTTGATGAGCGTGCCGCCGGCCGCGGAGTTCGCGGCGACCTCGGTGTAGGCGGTGACACTCGTCTGCATACCGAGGACGCTGAGCGTGGTGGAGCGGCCCTTGACCGTGATGGTGCCGGCCGTCCACGCCGAGATGCGGCACCGGAGATAGTGCAGGCCGGTGGTGTTGACGTAGTAAAGGCCGTCGGCGGTCGCGGTGGTGGCCGCCGAGCCGGAGGTCATGTTGATGGCGAGCACCGAGACGTAGTTCGTCTCGTCCACGCTTCCCTCGAAGGTGATGGTGGCGGTGGTGATGCCCTTGACTTGCACGAGGCACGCGCTCGCGCCCTCGACGGTGAGCACCGTGCCGTTGCCCGTGGCCACGGCCGCGTCTTGAAACGTGCATTCACTGTTGCGACCCGCCGCCCTGACTGTCGGTTGTGACATAGCCTTGTGTCCTCTTCTAGTCGTTGTTGTTGGTTGTCTTCAGAGTCTAATACGTGCCCACGGCGACCCGGCCGCCTTGGGACTGGTAGTTGTAAAGTTTCTGCGCCTCGACGGTCAGCGCGTCGGCGGCCATCTGGTCCATAAGCGCGGCGCGGTCGGGCTGGCCGTCCATGCGAAGCGCGTCGGCCACGGTGCCGTAGGCAAGGTAGTTCTGGAAGATGAGCGGGATCTGCGCCTTGACCCACTTGTCGGGATGCGTGGTCGGGCTCTGTCCGGCCGAGGTGGCGCTCACGCACGTCCAGTAATTCTTGGTGGTGCCGACGGTGAAGAGCACCTGGTCGTCCACGGCGTAGGTCGAAGTGCTGGAGTAGTCAGACCCGAGCAACACCGGCCGGCGCGGCCGGTAGGTGATCCAGACCACGGGCGTGCTCGAGACGAGGTGAACGCCGTCGTCCACCAGCTCGAAGTCATACTCGGTGTAAGTGCGCGTGAGCCGCGGGTTGCCGCTCGTGCAGCGCAACACCTCGGCGATGGGCTCGATGTAAGGCGTGGCGGTGATGGTGCCGGTCGCCGGGCTGGAAGGCGCGTTGCTGACGGTGAAGGTGAACACGGTTCCGCTCGTGACCGTGACAGTGTAGCGGCCATTGTAAGCCGACTCGTTGGCCCCGGCGATGAGCACGCGGTCGCCCGTGGCGAGCAGATGGTTGATGGCCGTGATGCAGGTCGCGGTGGTCGAACTGCGCGTGAGAGCGGAGACACTGATCGCGGCAGCGGTCTGGTCGAGCGCGATGGAGCGCTCGAACTCGCGCAGGAGACCCCAGTAGGTCGCGTTGGTCGGCACGTTGTTGGTGCTCGCGGTGTGGCACTGGTAACGCTGGCCGGTCGTGGGATAATAGACCTGCTGGCCAACGGTGTAAGCCGTGGTCGAGCTGTAATCCGACCCGCCGTAGCTCGCGGCGCAGAGCGCCCAATAGGCGGAGTTCTCCACGTCCGAACTGTCGGCCGGGGTTTGGTTGGAGTTGGACCGCAACGCCTGGTAATAACCGTTCGCGCTCGTGTAATACACCTCGTCGCCCGGGGCGTAGGTGGTCGAGGAGTTCCATTCGCGCCGGAACTTGCGCCACTCGGAGCGCTTGATCTCGGGCCAGTATTCGGCCTCCCACGCGAGCGCGAGGCGGCGGTCGATCAAGCCGCGCAGCCGGACCGCGAGCGCCGAGTCGAGATTGTCATAGCTCTCGCCATAGAGGTCCACCGCCGTCCTCAACACCGTGCTGTAGTCCGTGGTGTTCATGCGGCGTTGGTGGTCGCGGCGGGATAGACCTTGTGAAAGCGCGAGGGGTTGGTGGGGGTGAAGGTGACGCCGGCGGGCTGAAACCCGACCTGCTGGGGCTTGATGCCCCTGGCATGGATCCGGGCGCCCTCGTTGTCGCGCCAGAACTCCTTGAGGAACTGCTTGTCCTTCCAGCAACGATAGCCGAGGCGCTTGCCCCAGTAGTGATAGGCGTATTGGTCGACCTCGAGCACGGGGCGGCCGAGGCCCTTGAGACTGCGGCGGTCGCCGAGGGCGTGCTGGGCGCGGGCGACCTTCTGCTGGCGGAGCCGGGCCATGGCGTGCTGGGCGGTGTGCTCGTTCTTGAGGCAGCGGTTGAGCTTCTCAATCATCTCGCCGGTGAAATTGGCCGTGCTGTTGAGGGTGCTCATGGCTGCCTCGGATGCCGCCCGCCGGGCGGAAGGGCCCCGGCGCGCCTGGGTCGTGCGCGCCGGGGCCGTGGTGGGCTCCGCTTACGAGGCCACGCCGGTGCGGAGCGCGGCCAGGTCGGTGATGGCCAGGTAGACCTCGAGCGAGCCGGCGGTCACGCTGGTGAGCGCGCCCGCGCCCGCGGTCACGATGAGGTCGATCGTGTTGGCGGCGTTGTAGGTGACGGGCTTGGTCGCAATGGCGTTCTCGACATACGCGGCCGTCTTGATGGTGGTGCTGGCGAACAGGCGGTCGTCGTCGCCGTCATCGCCGATGATGGCCACGAGCGTGCCGGGCGCGAACGTGAACGCAGTGGCCACGTTGACCACGCAGCGCTCGACGCGGAAACCCGCGGAGAAGGTGCTGCTGGTGGCGCCGAGCGCGTTGCCGGGGAAGATCGCCTGCAACGTGCCGGAGGTCATGGTGGCGACGCCGGTGTAGTCCACGACGATCTTGTGGGTGAAGCCGTGCCGAGCGATTTCATTCTCGGAGAACGGCGTGATGGTGAGTCCTGTGAGGTTTGCCATAGGTCAGGGTTGGGTATGGGTTGGAGTGGTGAGTTGTGTCCTGCCGTGGCTTACGGTTTGAACTTGCCGAACGCGCGGGGGTTGTCGACGCGCAGACCGGCGATGGCGCGGCACAGGATGCGGGGACCGCCGCCCAGGTCGGGCAGGCGCTCCATGGTGGGCATGCGCTGGAAGTGCAGCGCGAGCTTGTCGAAGTCGCACACGTAGCCGCGGTCGGTGTCCGTGGTCGCGCCTCCGATGAAGTTCGAGCTCACGACTTCCATCGAGCCGTAGTCGCCGTTGTAGATGGTGCAGGTGTTGGTCACCGTCTCGCTGGCGCCGTCGTAGTTGAAGCTGCGAACCTTGGTGTTCGTGCTCGTGGTGTTGGCGACGGTGCGGGCCATGTCGGTGAAGCGCCGGCGCAGGACCGAGCCGCAGACGAGCACGTGGTCACCGTTGAACCCGTTGGAGTCGAAGATCGCGGTGAGCATGCCCTGGATGTCCGTGTCCTCGGTCAAGCTGGCCGTGGCCGTGGTGTTGACCTGTGTGGACGGGGTGCGGAAGTTGGAGTTGACGCTGTAGAGCGTCGGCCCCGCCGTGGAGATCCACGTGTCCATGGCGCACGTGAGGTTCGCCTTGGATCCGTCATCCTCCTGCGCGTCGGCGCCGCCCAACAGGGTGGCCTCGATGTCGCGCTTGAGCTCGACGATGGACTTGCGTGTGGCCTCGACGATTTCGCCGCCGGACCCGAGGCCGGCCACGTCGCTCACGTCCTGCGCGAGGGTGGAGACCTTGGCGGTGCGGTCGAAGATCTGGAGGCGGTTCTTGAGGCGCGCGCGGTTGGCCACGGCGTTCTCGAACTCGCTGATGTCCTTGCCGTCGACACTGCCCGTCACCTTGACGTCGGCGAAGTTGTCGGCAAGCCACTCGAACAGCACGTTGGTGGCCTTGCCGACTTTCTTGATTCGGCTCGTGAACGGCGTCTGGCGCACGTCCGCGAAGGAGATGAGGTCGGCAAGATCCTCACGTTTTCCGATTTGGGTTGCTTCGGTCAGCTGCATAATGAACTTTCTCTGTTTGCGCCGCGCTCGGTAGACCTATAGGTCACCGCAAGAGCGGCATGGTTTTGAGCACCGCGCTCAGCCCGTCATCGTCGCCCGACCTCAACCGCTGCATGGCAGCGGCCTTTTCCGAATCAGAACTGTGGGGCCTTGGGGCCGCGCCCGCGCCTGGAGGCTTGGGCACCGGCTTGGAGGCGCCGTTGAGCCGCGCCGTGGCTGCGGCCGTGTCGTCCGCCTTGAGGGCGAGCAACCCGCGCACGAAGATGGCGCCGGCCATTTTCCAATGGGCGAGCCGCTTGATCTCCGGCAGCGTTTCGAGCACGGCGTTGAACTGCTGGAACTCCGCGCTCTTGTTGTCCTTGAGCCACGGGAACTGGGCCTCGGCCTTGCGGTTGAAGTCCGCCTCGGTGCGTTTCCACGTGTCGCGCGCCTGCCGCTCCTCGAACGAAGCCTTGGCGCGGAGCGCGTTGGCGTCGTCCCGTGCGGCTTCGAGCGCGGCCCGCAAGGTCTCCGGTTCGTAATCCGGCACCTGCACCTTGGCCTGGTTGAACCACTCGGCGGTGCGCTCGGGGTCCTGGTTGAGTTCCCTGAGTTTCTCGCGCACCGTGGCCAGCGCGCGCTCGGCGATCTCGCGGTCCTTGACCCACGGTTCATCACCGCGGGGGGCTGGACTGGATTCTGCCGGCGGCTTGGCCGCCTTGAGGTCTTCGAGCTCCTTTCGCGCCGTCTCCAGCGCTTCCTCGGCCGCCTTGCGCCGGGCCACTTCCTTGCCGATGCGGCGCTCGAACTTGTCGGCGCCCTTGGGCTCGTCGTGATCCGGGCCGGGCTCCGAGTCGCCCTGCTCCTGGTCCTGATTCAGTTTTGAAGGATCGTCCGTCGATTCGGCGACTTCGCCCGGTTGCCCGGTGTCCGTCGTTTCGCCCCCTGCGTCTGCCTGCGGGGCCGCGTCGCCTTCCGGCTTGGCGATGCCCAGCAAGCGGGCCAGGGCGCCCGTCAACTGCGCTTTCTGCGTTGCGTCTGCCGCAGCGTTTTGAGCCGGCTGCGCGGCCACCGTGGTTTCGGCTTGCGCCGGGGCTTGTCCACCGCCCCCTTGAGAGTTCATTCGGGTCAGCGCGTTTGGAGGAGCCGCGCAGACGCTCCATGGGCCAGTGTTCACGCGCCTCGCGGCGCACCGCCCAACACAGAACGGCGGTGATTGCGCCTGATGAAAAGCACGAGGCGGGCGTGGTGTAAACAGACCTCCTTCTACAACCGTCCAAAACCGACCAAAACAGGCCAAACTTTCTTGAAGAAGAACTGCGGTTACTACACCGGAAGGCCGATGATCTGGGCGACAACGACTTTTCTGAAGCGCCGGCCCTTGCCGCGACCGACGACAGCGGGGCGGAGCTGGCCATCGCGGGCGGCGGCTTCCTGGCGGAACGTCTCGATGCTCCATCCCGTGGCGGCAAGCACCTGGGCCCGGCGCAACAGGAACGGCAGACGTTGAAACTCGGCGGCGGTCATGGGTTGGTGCCGCGGGCTTTGTCGCGGAGGGTGGTGAGGGCGCGCCAGAACTCGCGCACGCCGCCGACCTTGCCGGCGAGCTGGAGTTTCTCATCGCCGCCCACGCGCTCGTCCTCGATCGCGTCGAGCAGTTGGTCAAGCACGGCGTCCTTGACGGCGGCGAGCGCGCGCCACTGGGGCGATTCATCGGGCAGCGAGGCGAGGGCCTCGAGCACGAGGCGTTCGGTCTGGGGGTTCATGGTCAGGAGGGGTTGGGGGTGGAGTCGGTCGGGGCGGGTTCGGCGGCCTCGGCGTGGAGCTGGTCGCGGTGGACCCAGACGCGGACGCCATCGGCGACGCGGACGGCGCGGTGAAAGCCCGGGACGTCTGCCGGCTCGATCGCGGTGATCTCGAAGGCGGGCCCTTCGCGCTGCTGGTAGAACCATCGGGCCGTCGGGGTCGGGGTCATGAGGTGTTGCGTGTATATTGCACAACCGCGGCAGGGTGTCGTATATTCAACTGTTATGCGCCTCGCCGTTGCGCGTGTTCGTGTCCATCTGCCAGCGGTTCTTCACTTCGAGCATCACCGGCGAGTGTGTCCGCTTTTCGTTGAGATGGTCATCTTTACGCCAGCCATCCTTGACCGGCTTCGTTTGCCCGACGATGCGCCAGCCTGTCCCTCGCAGACTCGCGCCGGATTCGGTTTGGAGCGTGTAGGTTATCAGACGTTGCCCGCCCATCGCCCGCCACGCCCGCCAGCAGGCTTGGTAGAGCATCGAACACGCGCCTTTCGGGGCGGTTTCGATTGTGCAGACCCGCAGCACTTCGGCCGTCCATCCGTCCATCAGCGTTGCCGAGAGCGGATTGCCCACTATTGCCACTCCGACCAGCTTCCCGTCGCACGCCAGGCCACACGACCACTTGCCGCCGTTGCGGGCCGTTCGCCCATTGTGCCGGTGGTAGGCTGCCACGAAGTCGTTGGCTTTCCTCAGAGTCATCGGCACGAGGTATGGTTTTCCAGATTCGACCGGCGCATAACCAGGCGCTGCACTGAACGCCTGCCCCGCTTCTCCGTTTCGGGGCGGCGCTTCAAGTCCTGGCAGCGTTGTGTCGGCGTGAGTCATGGTCGGGCAGGCGTCAGTGAGCTTTCTCGTTAGACGGCTTCATAAAGCCTTTGGTAATTCGCACGGTCGCTCACCCGGAGCGTTAGCCGTCAGCGTTCGCTCTCGATTTGCGCGAGCAGGCGAGCCAGGTCGCCAGTGGTGAATTTGCACGATTGCATTACGACTACGGTTTTACCTACGATTCGATACGGCAGGTTTCCACTCGCAGGCACAGCTTCCTCGGTGGTTTTCTTGTCCTCGATCCACGCTCGCTGTTCGGCGATTGTCCGGAGCCGGGCCCCAGAGAAGACTTGGGCGGCCTGTGCCGGTGTCAAATTTCGCACGTCCATTTCGAGGGTTTCGCCGCCTGACACAAGCAGCGTCACCGGCGCGCTCGCGTGCTTCTTTTGGAGTTCGTAGGGCAGCCGGCGCAGGCGGCGGACGCCGGGGGAGTCATTTAGAAGCAGGTTGGGGTAGAGTTGTTGCCGCCCGATCTGTTCAAAGCGATAGACGGTTTCGGGCGATATGTCTTTGCATTGGTCGCAGATTTGATCCACGAAGTCGGGATTCTCGTCGATGTTTTGGGCGATGAGCTGGCCCGCCTTGAACCAGCATTCGACGCCTTTGTTGATGAGGCCGATGATTTCCACGATGTCTGCATTGTTGCGTTTAAGTGTGTTCATAGAGTCGTGAGATGTTTTTCTATTTGTGCCGCCGCGTTTGTGGTTTTGAAGAAGAGGTTTTTGCCAGACCAGTAGCGGTTGCGGGCGCGGTGATGATCCCTGCACCGAAGCGAGCAGTATTTTCTTGATTTGGATTGCGATACGATTTCCTTGCCGCAGTATAGGCATTGGCTTTTGTAGCTTTCGACAGTCCATTCGGCGGCGCACCGATTCCGACAGACATAGCCGCCACACATACTTTCTTCTTTTACTTTGCCGCCACAAACCTCGCATGGCTTTAGGTCTTTTAGTATCCACGGAATGCCTTCGCCTTCCAGGCATTCGTCACTGCATACGCAGTGCGAGTATGTGCGTGCTTGGAATGGTTTTCCGCAACCCGTGCAAGTTCGGGTTTTGGATGGAGCGCAAATCACTGGAGCGAATGGGGGCGTGGTCATAGCGGGCGGTGGGAGGAGGTGCCGAGGCGGCGGTCGAGGTCGGTGTGGAGGTTGGCGGCGTCGCGCTCGGCGAGTTCGGCGCGGATCGTGGCGGTGGCTTCGTTCCATGAGATGCCGGGCGAGGTGTTGGCGGGGCCGCGGGCGCCGCAGGAGGCGCACATGACGGCGCCCACGCTCGGGTTCACATGGGGAAGGTCCGGCGGGGGCTCGGGCAGGAAAGCCGAGGACTCGCCGCAGAAGGGGCAGGGGTTGAGTTTCATGCTAGACTCCGGTGTTGGAACGGGACGGGAAACTTGCAAACCCGGATAAACACGGATGCCAAGGGCTTGCGGAAGCGGATTTCGGTCTCTGAATCCGTGTCCATCTGTGTTTATCCGTGGTTGAACTGTGGTTTCCAGGTTCATGGTGTGATCTCCATCGCGGCGCGGACGAACTCGGCGCCGAGGGGCGCGACAATCGCGTTGCCATAGCCTCTCAGCAGGGCGACGCGACCGGGGAAGGCCGTGGCGAGCAGGAAACTTGCAACCACGGATGGACACGGATAAACACGGATGCCAAGGGCTTGCGGAAGCGGATTTCGGCCTCTGAATCCGTGTCCATCTGTGTTTATCCGTGGTTGAACTGTGGTTTCTAGGTTCATGGGTCGTTGGATTCGGGCGGGAGCCATTCGTCGGGCTGGGCGGGTGGGGGCGAGGCGGGTTTGATGCGTTCGCCTTTGTTGGCTTGCTCGTGGCCGTGGCGGACTTTCCAGGCGTGCCAGTCCTCGAAGCGGAACTGGTTTTTGTGGAAGAGCAGCTCGATCTTGCCGGTGGCGCCGTCACGGTTTTTGGCCACGAAACCGTTGATGCGCTGCGGAAGTTCGCTCCACTCGACCTGCCGGGTTCCGCCGGAGGTGTAGTGGTCGAAGATGAGGTCGGTGTCGTCGGGCGGCGGGTCCTCGCCCTTGCGCGGGCGCTTGCGCTCGGGGAAGTAGAGGAAGAGGACGGCGTCGGAGTCCTGCTCGATGGCGCCGCAGTCGCGCAGGTCGGACATGACGGGGACGCGATGGCTTTCGGCCTGCTCGATGTTGCGGTTCATCTGGGCGAGGATGATCCACGGGACGTTGAGGTCTTTCTTGAGCTGGACGAACTGGGCGGAGATGTCGGTGAGTTCCTGGACGCGGTCGATGCGGCCGCTGCGGCGGTCGGGCAGGACGAGCTGAAGGTAGTCGAGGACGAAGCACTTGACGCCGAACTCGCGGACCATGCGGCGGGCCTTGGCGGCGATCTGGCTGATGGTCTGGCTGGGCTGGGAGTCAAGGGCAATGCGGGCGCCGGCGACTTGCGGGGCGGTGTTGAGCAGGGCTTGAAGGTCGGCGTTGGACATGAAGCCTTGCTTGAACTTGCCGGCGCTGACCTGGGCTTCGCCAAAGAGCATGCGGCGGCCAAGGCTCTTGGCGGACATCTCGAGCGAGAAGACGCCGACGGGGATGCCGGTCTGTTTCAGACCCGCCTCGTTGGTATGTTCATAGCGAAGGGTAAGGTGGCTGACGATGTTGAGGGCGAGCGTGGTCTTGCCGCTGCCGGGACGGCCGGCGAGGACGACATAGCCATCCTCGGGGATGCCGCCGAGGACCTTGTCCATGTAATCGAGGCCGGTGGGGAGCCCGTCGATCTGGAGGCCGCCCTTGTGGTAGTGCTCGATGTGGGCGAGGGCGGCTTGGACGGCGGGGCGGAAGTCCCAGCAGTCTTGCTGGGTGGTGACCTCGGCGGTGGCGCGGTGGACGGTCTCGGCGGCGGCGTTGACGAAGGCGCCGACGTCGGGGCCGGTGTCGGCGGTCATGGCCTGGGCGCAGACTTTGGAGCACGCGGCGATGACGCGGCGAAGGCGCCACTTGTCGCGGAGGGTGTCGATGAAGAGCGGGAGGCGGGAGCGCAAGGGCGACTCGTTCATCCACTGGCCAAGGCCGGGGAGGCCGCCGGCGGCGTTGAGGATGTCGGGCGTGGCCTTGAGCGTCTCGTAAATGACGTGGTAATCGACTGTGCGGCCGTCGCGGGCGATCTTGAGGACGACGTCGAACACGTTGCGGAAGCGGTGGTCGAAGAACCAGTCGGGCGTGGCGCCGGCCTGGAGGACGACGTCGAGCGCGGCGTGGCCGTCCTGAAGGATGGCGCCGAGGACGGCCTGCTCCGCCTCGGGGGAGTAAGGCGGGAGCGAGTCGGTGGGGGTGGGAGGGGTCATGCGAGCGGGGTTCTTCCGTGCTTCGGCGGCACTCTAGCCCACGATGCAAGCGTGACCGCAAGGTGCGTCTGGTTGAGGCGCTCGGATACGTGCTTCAACTTTCGGGCCAACCCTTCCAAGTCGGTGATGTGATCGCGCAAGGCAAAGTCCGAGCTCACGAGTTCGGCGAACTCGGCACCCGTGATCTCGCGCGGGGTGGGTGTGTGGTTCAGGGCGTCGAGCAGCAACCGGGCGTCTCTCAAGGAGAGTGGGTTCCTGAAATCCCGCATCACGATGGCGAATGGTTTGGTGTCGTGGTAGAGCTCGGAGAGGCAGTGGTTGTAGGACCACACATCCGGCGCTTCGGTGGAGGGTTCGAGTTTCGGACGGCGTATTTTTTTCATACGGGGATGGAGAACAGGCTGGTCTGAAGTTCACGTTCGCGGGCGCGGAGGGCGTGGTGCTCGGCGTCGGGGGTGGTGCCGGCGAGGGCGTCGAGCTGGTCGGAGACTTCGCGGAGTTCGCGGTTGATGGCTTCGCGGGCTTTCTGGCTGGCGATGAGGTGGACGGCGGTGGATCCGGCGCCGTTGGGCGGGGCGGCGAGGTCGCCAAGGGCCTTGGGGTGGCGGCGTTGAAAGTCGGAGCGGAAGCGGAGCAGGAGCGTGGTGGTCCAGCGGTTGAAAGAGCGGTTGTTTTCGACCATGGAGGCATACCAGTCGACGGCCCAGGGTTCGGGGATGAAAGGTGCGCCGACGTCGAGCAAGGCGCCCCGGGTCTCGGTGGTGTCGAGGAACTCGATCACGTCGTCGAGCGTCGGTGGGTTGGATGCGGAGGCGATGGGGGCAGTCGGGTTTGGCGGGGTTCCTGACTCCGCGCGCGCGCGCTCCCCCCTCCCTATCTCCCCTCCTTTCTCCTTACTCTGTGTCGGGTCTGTTGCTCGGTCTGGTGTCGTGTCCGCTGACGGGTCTGCTGCTTGGTTTGTTGCCGGGTGTGGTGTCTGGTAGGTGTTGTAGTTGGTGACGGTGATGAGGGTGGAGACGGTGTCGGATTTGACGCGGACCATGCCCTTGGCGGCGAGCTCGCGGAGGAAGCCGGCCGCTTTCTCGCGTCCCCACTGCCAGCGGTCGGCGAGGCTGACGATGCTCCAGGCGAGCTGGCCGCGTTCGACGACGACGGGGACGCCGCGGATGCGGAGTTCGTGGCGTTCGGTGTTGGCGAGGAGGAGGATGTCGATCCAGGCTTGGGCGCGGTTGAAGGGTTCGGCGAGCCATAGGTCGTGGGTGCTGAGCCTGCGGGTCAGCGTGAGGGTGCCTGAGAGGTGGTTCATGGGGGTCATGGCTGCTATTCCTCGGCTTGTTCTGCGCACCAGCCGCCGTTGCAGGCGAGTTCGTCAGTCATGGGGTTGTTCATTCGCTGCGTTTTTCTTGTTTCTGGACCCAGAGTCCGTTGCCGAATTTGATGCGCCAGCCGCGGTGGTTGGCGCCGTTGACGGCGAGGCCTTCGCCGGTCCACCTCCAGCGGACGCGGTCGCTGGGGTGATGGAGGAGCCGCACGAGGCCGCGCATCCGTAGGCGGCGCCAGGGGTTCATGGGGCGGGCTTGCCGCCCCAGATGAAGGTGACGCCCTGGCCGCGGGGGTCGTAGACGGTGACGGCGCAGCGCCGGACGATGACGGACCGTCGCCGCGGTTTGCGGGGCCGGGATGGGGGTCGGGGTTTCACCACTTGCCTTTCTGCCGCGGTTTGCGGGTGTAGTAACGGTCGCGCGGGCCGTTGGGTTTGAGGCCGACTTTCATGCCGGGGACAAACCATGGGCGCCAGTCGGGCTTGACGTCGAGCCAGGCGCGCCGGCCGTCGACCTGAAGCTCGATGACCATGGGGTTGGGGAAGTTGACGCGGGTGACGGTGCCGATAATGGGCCATTCCACGAGCGGACTTGGCGTTCCGGCGGGTTTTTCGGACACGGCGGCTTCGGAGACGGTGCGCGCGCCCAAAGGGGCTGCGTCGCCGTCCCGTGGGGCGTTGAGCCATGCCTGGATTTCGTCGCCGACGCCGAGGTGGGCGGCGAGTTTTTCGGCGGCGGCGCGTGTCCAGCGGATCTTGCGGTCGACAGGAAGCCAGTCGGTGCCTTCGGAGAAGCGAGCGCGGGCTTTTTTGAGCGCACCGAAGGGTCTGCCGAGGCGGATGGCGAGGTCGCGCTCGGCGATCGGGAAGGCGGCTTGCGGGGCGGTGTCCCCAGCGGAATGTTCCGGGCTGGGACAAGTGGTTACCTTGGCCTCAACAGCCCTGATGTGCTGGCCCTCCTTGGCCGGGGGCACCTCGCCGCAAGCGTCTTGTGTCGTGTCCATAAC